CGTACGCTCTACATCGATCAGGAAGCCTATGCGGTGGGGTGCGAAATCGACCGCACCCCGGCATTGTTCGACACCGTCGAGGGCTCGCGCAAATGGCCGATCCGGGCCGACTCGGCGCGGCCGGAGACGATCAGCTACATGCGGCGGGCGGGGTTCCATATTTCGCCGGCGGTCAAAGGGCGGAACTCAGTGGAAGACGGGATCGAGTTTCTGCGCTCGTTCGATATCGTCGTACATCCGCGCTGCCGTCACACAGCCGACGAATTGGCGCTGTATTCCTATCGCATCGATCGGCAGACCAATGAGGTCTTGCCGATCTTGGAAGACGAGAACAACCACGTGATCGATGCGCTGCGCTATGCGCTTGAGGGCGTGCGTCTGGCGCCGGGCCCGCTGCGTGTGAGCGACGATTTGCTGGTGTGGTCGCGTCTCTCCGGGCGGCATTAGTGGCACAGACAAGGATGGCTGGCGCAGGTCGGGCCGCGACCAGGGGCGGTGCCCGGGTGAGTCATGAAGCGCTGGCGCTATCGCGGCGGCGCGGCGCACGCGACCTCGGTTCCTCGATCTTTGACGCGCCTAACCATCCACCGGCTGTCCTGCGCAACGTGCCGCGCTTGGCACAGGACGAAGCGGTCGATCAATCGGCGAGCTGGGCATGGCAGGCACTGGCCGCAGCGTATGGCAGCGGGGCCGTCGTGCGCTTTCTCGGCTACCCGCTTCTCGCCGAGCTGGCGCAGCGCCCCGAGTACCGACGCATCAGCGAGACTATCGCGTCAGAGATGACGCGAGAGTGGATTGCCTTCAAAAGCCGCTCGGGAGAGGACAAGACGCGGCATATCCAGGCGATTTCGGCTGAAATGGAGCGCCTGCGGGTGCGCGACGCCTTCTATAAGGCCGCAGTTTACGATGGCCTTATGGGGCGCGGGCATATTTTTCTCGACACCGGGGACGATGATCCTGGCGAGTTGCGCACCTCGATCGGCAACGGCCGCGACAAAGCAAGCGCGGCGAAGATCGGGCGCAAACGTCCCTTGGTCGCGTTGCGGCCGGTCGAGGCGGTGTGGGCTTATCCGACTTCGTACAACAGCGACAATCCGCTCAAGGAGGACTGGTATCGGCCGCAGTCATGGTTCGTGATGGGACGCGAGGTCCATTGCACCCGGTTCCTGACTCTGATCGGGCGGGAGGTCCCGGACCTGCTGAAGCCAGCCTACTCCTTCGGCGGGCTGCCGTTGTCGCAAATGGTCAAGCCCTATATCGACGCCTGGCTGCGCGATCAGAAAAGCGTCTCCGATCTGGTCTATTCGTTCTCGGTGATGGTGTTGGCGACCAACTTCTCGACCATGCTTGAGCCCGGACGGCACGAGGAGTTGTTTCGCCGCCTCGAATTTTTCACGAACATGCGGGACAACCGCGGGGTCATGGCGATCGACAAGGACACCGAGGACTTCAAGAACGTTTCGGTGCCACTCGGTGGCCTATCGGAGCTTCAGGCGCAATCGCAGGAACACATCTGCGCCGCGACCGGGATGCCGCTGATTAAATACACCGGCCTGTCGCCGGCGGGCCTGAACGCCTCGTCGGAAGGGGAAATCAGGTCGTGGTACGATTGGGTACGGGCCAATCAGGAACGAATGTTCCGCGATCCGCTGACGACGGTCATCGACTTGGTGCAGCTTTCGCTGTTCAATGAGGTGGACGAGGACATCACCTTCGATTTCGTGCCGTTGTGGCAGCTCGACGAGGTGGCGAAAGCGGCGCATCAGAAGACGGTCGCCGACATTCACGACATCTATCTCGCGGCGGGCGTAGTGAGCGCCGAGGAAGTGCGGCGGGCAATTGCCGCTGACAAGGAAAGCCCCTACGCCGGCCTCGATCTCGATGCCGCAGCGTTGCCCGAGGCGCCGGAACGCGAAACGCTCGATCCCGATATTCCGGCCGATCCGGTAACCAACCGGATCGACAAGGAGGCGGCGGGCGAAGCCGGGGGCGCCCTCAGCGGGATATGAGACGGGAACGCACTCTGCCGCCGACGCGGCCGAATTTTGCGCTCGAATTGGCCTATCGTCGCAAGCTCGATGCCCTGATCGAGGCGATGCACCGCAGTCTTGTTTATTGGCTGCGGGCGGCCTATCGGGCGAACCCGCCCGAAATGGCGCAGGATGCGCCGCCCGACGCCGGAGGGTTTACGGCGGCAGAACAGAGTCCGGCAATGGCGATGCGGGAACGGATGCGCCGATTGAGCCGGCAATGGCAGCGGCGGTTCGACGAAGCCGCGCCGGAACTGGCACGGTATTTTGCGACCGCGGCAGCCGAACGTTCCGATGCGACGCTGCGCTCGATCCTACGCCGAGCCGGATTCAGCGTGCGGCTTCGCCTGACGCCGACCCTGAACGATGTCGTACAGGCGACGGTTGGACAAAACGTGGCGCTGATCAGATCGATCGCAGCGCAGCACCTCGGTCAGGTCGAGGGCATCGTGTTGCGTAGCGTCCAGCAGGGTCGCGATCTCGGCGGCATGGTATCGGAACTTGAACATCAATTCGGGATCACCCGGCGCCGCGCAGCGCTGATTGCCAGGACGCAGAACAACATGGCGACGGCGGCGATTCAGCGGGTTCGACAGACAGAGCTAGGCATTGAGGAATGTATCTGGGTGCACAGCGGCGGCGGGCGAGAGCCGCGGCCGACACACCTCAAGGCCGGCCGCGAGCGGCAGCGCTACGATCCGCGCGAGGGCTGGTATGATCCCGCCGAGGGGCGCCGCATCTGGCCCGGTGAACTGATCAACTGCCGCTGTGTCGCCAGGCCAGTGATCCCCGGCCTGTCTTGAGAGAGTTTTACATGAAGGCAATCGCGCGAATTCTCGCGGCGCTTCTGCTCGCCTTGCTGCCGGGCGCGGCGGGCGCGCAGACGACGACGCCGGTACAGCCGCGCGCCTGCGATGTTTCGATCGTCACCACCGGCGGCACGGCAGTAACGGCGCTGTCGGGCCCGACAAACGGAATTTTTCTCGGCAACGGCTTGACGGCAACGGACGAAGGCATCGGTACGGCGGAGCCGCTGTATTTCGACCCGACCGGAGGCGCGCCGGGGACGGTAAGCAACAGCACCGTACAACGGCTCGATCCCGGCGCCTCGGTAGCTTGGTGGGTGCCATTCGGAAGCACCGTCGCGGTCAAGGTCAATGCCGCGACGAGCGGCCACAAATTCACATGCGTGAGGTGGTGACCATGGCTATTGCCACCGATCCGCCGGTCAGCGAAGCGCAGCGCCGCGCGATGTATGCCGCTGCCGAGGGGCGCTCTAAGCTCGGCATTGCCCGCTCTGTGGGCCGCGAGTTCATCGGCAAGGACATGGCACGCTCCGATTGGGGCCTGCTGAAGCGCCTGATTGCGCGCTGGCTCGGTGAGGAAGAAGCCGAGGACGCGGTAAAGCTGTCGAAGGTTGAGGTCGATTACGGCCCCGGCAAAGGCGAGGCGCAATGCCGCAATTGCGTGCATTTCCGGGCACCCGGAACTTGCGAAATCGTCGCCGGCGAGATCGATCCCGAGGGCTGGTGCAAGCGCTTCGCCGCGATCGCCGGGGACGAATTCGTCGATGCGAAGCACCCTCGCGATCTCGACGGTAAATTTGTCAAAAAAACGGACAGCGAGGACGAAAGCGCGGCGTTGAGCGAGCGCGACCGCGAGGCCATTGGCCGCGTCGGATCGAAGAAACGCGAGGAGATGCCGGCGCATGTTTTTCTGGAGCCGGAGAGCCGAAAATATCCGGTCAAGGAGAAGCGCGACGGCGAATGGAAATTCGATCGCAAGCTGCTTCTCGCCGCCGCACGCGAGGCGCGGATGCATGGTCGCGACGATATCGCGCGACGCGCCGATGCCATTCGCGAGCGTGAGTTCGGCGGCGCTTCCGATATGGCGCTCGACCGCGGTTCGGTGCGCGAGAAGGATGCTGACGGCCGCCTGCATGTCGAGCGCGCCAACATCAGCAAGGCCAATGTTTGCGAATATTTCGGGCGCGAGATTCCCGATGCGGAGGCGTTGGGCCTCGATCCCGACCGGCGTTATCGCTTGCTGCGCGATCCCGAGGAACTGCGCAAGGCGGCGCCGACCTTCAACAAAATTCCGATCCTGTCGGAACATCAGCCGGTCACTGCGGAAGCGCACAGGCCGGAACTGGTGATCGGCACTACCGGCAGCGAGGCGCGGTTCGAATACCCGTATCTCGTCAACAGCCTTGCATTCTGGCCGCAGGAGGCCATCGACGACATCGAGAGCGATGCCAAGCGGCAGCTGAGTTGCGCCTATCGCTATCGCGCCGACATGACCCCGGGCACGTATGAGGGCGAGCCCTACGACGGGGTGATGCGGGACATTGTAGGCAACCACGTGGCACTGGTGCCCGAAGGCCGAGCCGGCCCGGACGTGATGGTCGGCGACAGCAAGAGGAGTGATGACGGTATGACGCAGAGGACGAAGCTGTCGCCCACGGCGCTTCTCGCCAAGGGCGCGATCCTGGCGGCGTTGCGGCCGCGGCTGGCACAGGATCGGAGGGTGGACGTGACCCCGCTGCTGGTCGGGGTGACGGCGACGAATTTTGCCGAGCGCAAGGCGGCGCTCGCCGCCGGTCTTGCGGAACTGATCAAAGGCAAGCTTGCCGCCGACGCCAAGGTCGCGGATGTGACCGGCGCGCTCGATGCCCTTGCCCTCGACGAGCTCGACGACAATTCGGCGATGCCGAATGCGAAGGAAGACGACGACGAGGAGCGCGAGGAGCGGGAGCGCGCCGCCGAGGATGCCCGGCGCCGTCTCGGTCGCGACGAAACCGATGAGGAGCGCGATATGCGCGAGCGCGCCGAAGACGCGCGCAGGCGTCTCGGTCGCGACGAGACAGAGGAGGAGCGGCAGACGCGCGAAGCCTACGATCGCATGGTCCGCGACATCCGCGCCCGCGATGCGCGGCGTCGCCTCGGCCGTGACGAGACAGAGGAGGAACGGCGCAAGCGCGAAGCCGAGGACCGCGCCGCCGATCGTCGCGATGCCCGCGATGCGATGAGGCGGGCGAAGGACGAGCCGCCGGCGTTTTCCGGTCAGCCCAAGACCGGCGTTACCAAGGAGGCTATGGATTCCGCGATCCGCCGCGCCGTCGCCGATGAGCGCCGGCGCAACATCGAAACCCGCGAAGCGGAGCGGTTCGTGCGTCCCTGGGTGGGGGATATGGCGATGGCGCACGACAGCGCCGAAGCCGTTTATCGCGCCGCGCTCGGGGCGCTTGGGATCAAGCATGAGGCGATCCGCGAAGCCGCGGCGCTGAAGGCCCTGATCGAGTTGTGCCCGAAGCCGGGCGCACGGAAGGATGTCGCGGTCGTGGCGATGGACGCGGCCGATGCCAAGGGGTTCGCGGAGCGCTATCCCGACGCTTCGCGCATCGCCACGCTCTAAACAGGAGGTCAGCATGGCTGGCGGTTTCCAGACCCAAGTCACGTCGCAGCCCACGATCGGCGTCGCCGGCGATTTCTGCGACAGCAATCCGCGCGTCGTCGTCAATGCCGGTCCTGGCGGTCTTGTCGCCGGGGCCGGCGGCGTCACCGTCGGGCGCTTCGCCTGGCTCAGCCAGAGCGCGATCGACCCCGACAATGCCGCGACGATCGTCAACAATTTCGGCTCCGGCCCGGTCGCCGGGTTCGTCCATCGTGCGCAACAGGGCCTGATTACGACCTATCTTGCCGATGCGGCGATGACGATCCCGCAAGGGTTTCCCGTCACGCTGTTCAGCGAGGGCGGCTTCTTTGTCAAGAACGACGGCAGCAGCGAAGCGCTGGTCGGGCAGAAAGCCTACGCCGATCTCTCGACCGGCAAGGTGAGCTTTGCGGCGCCGAACTCGCCGGCAACCGCCGCGTTTACCGGCGCGATCGCGGCCGGGACCTTCTCCGTCACCGGCGCAATCAGCGGCAACGTGCTGACGGTCACCGCAGTCAGTTCCGGCACGGTGGTCATCGGCGCGCTGATCTCCGGCACCAATGTCGCCTCCGGCACTGCCATCGTCGCACAACTGAGCGGCACTCCCGGCGGCATTGGCACCTACGCCGTCAGCATCCCCGAGCAGAATGTTGCCTCGACCGCGATTTCCGGTACCTACGGCACGCTGACGGTCTCGGCAGTGTCGTCGGGCACGATTCAGGTCGGCGGAGTCGTCTCGGGGTCCGGGATTTCCGCCGGAACGGTGATCACCGCGTTCGGCACCGGGCTTGGCGGCACCGGCACCTACATCGTCAATCTCACGCAGACGGTGAGTTCGGAATCGATGAACTCGACCACGAACGTGGAGACCAAGTTCATCGCCATGTCGGCCGGCGCGCCGGGCGAAATCGTCAAAATGTCGAGCTGGCCGCAGGGCTAAAGGAGAGCGGAAATGAACCTGCACGAAGCGATCGCCGCATTCGAGGCGGACAAGCCCTTCCTCGAAGCCCGCGGCATTTCCTGGGCGCCGGGAGCGGAGGTCAAGGCGTATCTGCCCGATGCCTTCCGGCGCGACTTCACTCTCGCGATGGACGCGCAGCCGAGCCTGGTCACCGATCCGAACTCGGCGGTGCCGGCGATGCTGACCACTCTCATCGATCCGCAAATCTATCGGGTGCTGTTTGCGCCGACCAAGGCAGCGGAAATCGCCACCGAGGTGCGCAAGGGGACCTGGCTCGACGAGACCACGATGTTCCCGGTGGTCGAGTTCACCGGCGAGGTATCGAGCTACGGCGACTATGCCGAGAACGGTCGCGCCGGCGCCAACACCAACTGGCCGCAGCGCCAATCCTACTTGTTCCAGGTGATCAAGGAGTACGGCGAACGCGAGCTGGAGCGCGCCGGTCTGGCCCGTATCAACTGGATTTCCGAAGTCAACATGGCAGCGGCGAACATCCTGGTGCGGTACCAGAACCTGACCTATCACTACGGCGTCGCCGGGCTTCAGAACTACGGGCTGTTCAACGACCCGAACCTGTCGGCGGCATTGACCCCGGCACCGAAAGCCGCAGGTGGCACCGCCTGGGTTCAGAACGGTGCCGTGGTCGCCACGGCCAATGAAATCTACAACGACATCGAGGCGCTGTTTATCAAGCTGGTGAACCAGAACGGCGGCCTCGTCGATCGCAACACCCGGATGACCCTGGCCCTGTCGCCGGCATCGGAAGCCGCGCTGACCGCGACCAACAGCTTCAACGTCAACGTCTCCGATCTGCTCAAGAAGAACTTTCCCAATCTGCGGGTGGTGTCGGACTACCTCTACGGAGCGCAGTCCTCGGCCAATCCGCAGGGCGTAGTCGCCGGCAACCTGATGCAGCTGATTGCCGACGAAGTCGAGGGCCAGCGCACGGTGTTCTGCGCCTACAACGAGAAGATGCGGGCTCATCCGATCATCCGCGCGACCTCGTCGTTCCGTCAGAAGGAGACCTCGGGTACCTGGGGCGCGGTCTTCCGCTATCCGGCCGGTCTCGCGCAGATGGTGGGAATCTGAGCGATGGGTGCCACTCTCACCGTGGCGTGCAAGATGCCGCACGGTCTCGAACTGCGTCTGTTCGATATGGTCGAGACCACAGTCCCGGTAGTGGGAGGCGGCATGCGCAAAGTCAAGGAGGCACGCCAGCGACCGGAAACCGTCACGATCAAGGGCTATGCCGCCGAATTCGGCAAGGTCCCGGCTGCCGAAGTTGAGGGCGGGTTTGCCCTCACTCATGGCGTCGATGCCGATTTCTGGGATGCCTGGCTCGCCGCCAACGCCGACAGCGACATCGTCAAGAAGGGGCTGATCTTTGCGTTGCCGACGGTCGAAGGCGTGCGCAGCGAAAGCAAGAATCGCAGGTCATTGCGCAACGGCTTGGAGCCGTTTGCAAAAGACGGCGATCCCAGAGCGCCGCGGCGGACCTCCAATGTGACCGCGGGCGCTGCCACGGCTGACGCCTGAGCCGGCCATG